ATTTAAAACATGATACTGATTATCTTAATCGCAAGATGTTTCTTGACCCAGCAGGTCCAGTAACCGTACAACGATTTGAGGAAGTCAAATATAATAAACTTGTTAAGTTAGAGCAAACTGCTCGTGGATTCTTTTGGATCCCAGAAGAAGTTAGTTTGACTAAAGATTCAAACGATTTCAAGGATGCTAGCGATACAGTCAAACATATCTTCACCAGCAACCTATTACGTCAGACTGCTCTTGATAGTCTTCAAGGTCGTGGTCCTGCACAGGTATTCACGCCAGTGGTAAGTATTCCAGAATTAGAAGCACTGATGTATAATTGGAGTTTCTTTGAAACTAATATACATAGTCGCAGCTACAGCCATATCATACGTAATATCTATAATGTGCCCAAGGATGTGTTCAACACTATCCACAACACTGCGGAGATAGTCAATATGGCATCAAATATTGGTAACTACTATGATGCGCTACATGTAATTAATTGCAAGGTAGAACTAGGACATAAAATAGATGAACAAGAACATATTAAAGCCATATGGTTGGCCTTAAATGCCAGCTACGGATTGGAAGCATTCCGCTTTATGGTAAGTTTTGCTACTAGTCTAGCCATGGTAGAGAACAAGATCTTTATTGGCAACGGTAATATCATTGGGTTGATCTTACAAGATGAACTACTACACAAAGAGTGGACTGCTTGGCTGATCAATCAGGTAGTAAAAGAAGATGCACGCTTTGCCAAGGTCAAAGAAGAATGCCAAGAAGAAGTATACAAATTGTATATAGATGTCATTGATGAAGAAAAAGCCTGGGCAGACTATTTGTTCAAGTTAGGTCCAGTGATTGGGCTCAACGCTGCTATCTTAAAAGAGTTTGTAGACTACACAGCAGTAGGAGCACTAAAGGAAATTGGTATCAAGTACGGTAATCCAGCACCTAAGACTACTCCTATACCTTGGTTTAACAAGCATAGTGATACCAGCAAGAAACAGACAGCTTTACAAGAAAATGAATCAACGAACTATGTGATTGGTGTCATGGGTGAAAACGTTGACTACGATGAATTACCAGAGTTATAGGCATTTCAGATGGCAATAAAATGGGAATTTGAATGTTATACAACTGATGGAAGTCAGTTTATTAGTTTAGATCAATGGATCGCCACTTTATCTGAAGAGGAACAAGAAATTTATAAAGAGGCAGATAAGAGGCAAAAGACCTATAGACAGGAAAAGGTAACCGAAGGTAAACTTGAAGTAGTTCAAGATGGATATATTTGGGAAAATGAAGAAGCAGAAAAAATTAATAAAGAAATAGATCCAATTTGGTCAGATTATTTTTTCCGTTGGCAACAGGAAACAAAATCGAGTGTAAGATTAATAAGAAAAGAAATATAATAGGAAATAAAATGTTAACAATTTATTCAAAAAATAATTGCCCATTTTGTGATAAGGTAAAATATATACTTAAAAATAAAAATATCGCTTTTAATGAAATTAAAATTGATGAAGATCAAGAAGCACGTGAGTGGTTGATTGTTCAAGGGCATCGCACAGCACCACAAATATATTTAGGAAATATTTTGTTTGTGCAAGGTGGATATCAAGGTCTGGCAAAATTATCAGATGAAGAATTATTCAATAAACTAGGGGAATCAAGTGTTAGTAACTAACAAATACGACAAAGATACTATAGTAACATTTAAACTGGTCAATGGTGACGAGATTGTTGCTAAGATTATAGAAGAATTAGATGACACATTTACAGTAGGTAAACCTTGTACAGTCATGCCAAGCCAAAAAGGTATTGGCCTTATGCAAAGTTTATTTACTAGTGAATTAGAAAAAAATATTATTCTAGATAAACGTCATGTCATGATGCACTGTAAGACAGCAAAAGAAGTTGAAAATTATTATATACAAACGACAACAGGAATACAACCAGTTAGTCAAGGTGGCATTATAATCTAGGATTGAAATATGGCAGATGATATAATAGCTAGTGCAAGATCAATGACCACGGTGGCCGATGGGCAATATGTCGCCATTGGTACTCCTGCATCTTCACTAACTCCTGCAACTATAACAGCTATGGTTGGTATGGCACAAGGTAACGGGGTAGCTATTGATTTAGCTGCCAATGTAAAAACAGCCATGGACAACCTGCAGACTGTGGCTAGTAGTAGCGACTATCCAGCGAATGTCAACGCACAAGCCGCACTTAATACTTTAACTACTATACAAAGTAAATTATTCAACAAAGATGATGCTGGTGGGTTTGGTACTATCGTTGGTAAGATACAATCACACATATCTAACAGCAATGATGTGCTGAACGCTACGAATTTTCTCAGTAATAGTTCATACAGTGATTTTGGCAGTGGTATTACAGATATGTCAAGTATGGGAGATCGCGGCATTACAAATATTCTAGGTAGCTTACCGGGAGCAGGTAAGGCTATGGCATCAACTGGAACCATGTTCAATGGTATAAATGTTAAGCATTTTGGTACACCTAGTGGGATGGTAGAAGCACTAACAAAAAATAAATTAGCCAACGCTACTGGTGTAAATCAAAAACTGATTGAAGCTGGTGTTGATCTCAATGACATACACAATCCTGTTTATGCTGACAAGATATCAACTGTACTTACTAACATTAAAGATCCAGTAGCTATAAATGTTACTGCTGATCAGTTTGAAATTAACAATCCATTTGCTGGATTGCCAAGCTATAAAGGTGATGATAGTAGTTTGTATAACACACAAAATGCTCTTGGTGGTAGCTCAGCTCGACCACCAGTGGCAACAACAGTACCCAGAGCAGGAACATCAACATTTGGAGCACCAACTACTACAGGGTTTCCTACAGCACAAGGAACCAGCAGGCAAGGTGGATCATTTGGTTCTGAACAGATACAGGGACAAACTGGTACAGGCATGCAGGGACTAAAAGATCTCAGTGACTACACAAAAACAGCCAATCCTGCAGATACTGCTGGTTTCGCTGGTATGGGTGAACTAACTACTAAATTCAAGGACATGGGAGGGGGCACTATAATAGATGCCGTCAAGGCTCCAAGTTTCTTTGCTAGCATACAGAAAGTTCCCACACCCTTGGTTAATTCTGCACATCCAACTCTAAACAGTTTAATGGCATCACACTCTTCTACAATACAAACTCTAATAGGTTCTAGCACAGTGCCAAGAGCACAGGATTTCCTAGGGCCAGTAGCAGGATCTGCAGAACTTGATGCGCTTGCAGATGGTGTAACAGATGAGCGTGTCTCTGCACTCAACACAAAATTAGCAACTACTAATACATTTTTAACCAAGGCTGATATAACCACCGTAACATCATCTGCAACTCAGTCACTAAGTGGAGTTATGAGCTTTGCTACTAAACTACCAAAATATGGCAAAGAAATGAATGAAGGCGGTGTAGGCACTATGCTACGTAACATGGCTAATACCAGCACCAAATATGGTGAAGCGGTTAAGGCCAGCCTAGCTGAAGGTAAGAATAATGACCTATTAGGTGCTAACGGTATGGGACCACTGAAGACAAATCCTTTTGAAGGCGTACCAGCATACGCAGGTACAGGCAGCAGTCTAGCGACTAACGCTGGTGCTAAAATAATGGGAGGTGGCGACGGACCTCCAGCTACACCAAGTCGTGGAACTGTAAGTGGATCTAGTACCCAAGGTGGATCATTTGGGTCTGAACAGATACAGGGACAAACTGGTACAGGTACAGCAGGACTCAGAGGTACTCCTTTTGATGTAACAGGTGGAAGGTAACTATGTATCTTAACCCAACACTAGAATATCAACATATCAGTGAGTGGGCAGATCATCTTGTTGGCCGTAGGATAACTCCTCGTAATCTAGTCAAGACCCTAGGCAAACATCTCAACAAACATCACCCAGTACGTGTTAAATTATATAGTGGTGCCAAAGGCGAACTTAATCCAGGTGAATTTAGTATTGGCGCAGAATACGATCCTAGCCTAGATGAAATAAAGAAAAAACAATTCATCATTGACTTCATATTAAACTATCCTAAAACTATGCCTATGCTGTTCACAGAAGAACTAGCAGAAAAAATTACCATTGATCTAGTTGAAACTCTGATACATGAATATGAACATCAACGCCAATATAGATCACGTAGATACCGCATGCATAGAAATATGTTTAGAAGCCATCATAAAGATCCCAAGGTCCGGGCCGATCAAGAATATCTAGGTGATCCAGATGAAATAGACGCTTATGCACAGAACATAGCGGCTAGGCACTATCTTTTAAAATATAAGTTAAATATTACTAGCACCAGCAAGATTAATAGTCCAGACTTAAAACAATACTACAAGGCATTTGGTAAAGACCACGAAATAACAAAATTACTACTTAAAAAAGTAAAAGAAAATATAAAATATTTCAAGGAAAACGACAATGGCAAAAATCACAGAAGAGT